AATGCTGGCAGTGGAGGAGGTGGTGGTGGAGGAGGAGGTGGAGTGTACCCACCACCGCCGCCGCCAAATCCACCACCAATATATTTCTCTGTCATTTCGTTTTACCTCTCTCGTCAACGGTAATACCAAGCGATATTACAATACTACCGACAATGGGCATGCCATATTGGATTGGTAGTGGAGAGCCAGGCTGACTTGAATTGCTAATCCCTGAGAAATTGTAGGTTTTCTCGCCATTCTCCGTAGTCGCTAACTCAGGACGATTTTTCGGATGGTCATTACTGTTCCCTTCATAATTACCGAGACTAGGATTCCCAATGCCTGGTATCGGTGACAGCAATTGAGACGTGCCGCCAATCGACAACGCCTTAGTAGTACCGATGTCGATTTGACTTTGTGCGAGTCCGAACAGCGTTAGTCCGTCCAGTGCTGCTCCTTGTAGCACCTCGCCGCTGATAGCGGATGCAACCTGTGACCCGCTCGCCACTGGTATCAGGTCGATAGTGCCGTCTCCAATATAGTCACATAGCTGCAGGTCGTGGATGGGCATGCCATTTACAAGTACTGTCAGCCGTGTATGTTCGAGGTATCCATGAAGTGCTCTGAAATTTACTGACAGAAACCGCATCGCTTCAGACACAGAGCGTACTGTCACGTCATAGGAACGCCGTCCAACAATAGTACGCAACCTGCCATAGAATCTAACCAGCATATCGGTATACCCCTTGCGTTGACCGCAACCAGTAGCCGTCATACACGTCCTCGCTACTCAGTCTGTTGTATACCTGATGCAGTATACGGTTGTCACTGAGGTATATTGCGACATGAGTAGGATACTGGCTATCACCTAATGCCATGGCAATTACGTCTCCATACTGTCGTGAGTCAGCAGGTACTCGCATGAACCCATGCTGGGCAGCATTTATGAATGGTTCTGGATACACCAACCATGCGTCTGGCTCTGGTCGCTCCATATCCATTAGTTCAATACCCCGCTCCTCCTTGAACCAATCCCATACCAGCGACCAACAATCGTTTTCACCCCAGCAGAATTGACGACCAACAAACGGTTTGGAGTAGCTATCTGGCACGAGTTCGTACAGTTCATTCCTATCATTCATGATCAACCATGGCAGTCCGACCTCTTCAGCGCATTGCCTATCCCTGTCGGATGGACTAACATCGCCAGGATGGCTATGGACTACTGCTAATATCTGTCCCTTATCCTCAGCATTTTTCCATTCAATTGGGTCTATCTCGAAATTGTCCAACGGGTCATTAGCAATATTACTGCAACGTATGTACAGTTGACGACCAGAGAATACTATGACCAACCCGCACACTTCATTGGGTGACTCGTCGTGGATGTGGCTCAGTATGTGTTGACGTATAGCATCATTAATCATTTGCGTTGCCCTATCCCTGGAAAACTACCAAATGGCAGTGTTCCGCTAAATCGTTTCTTGCAACTACTTAACCGTTTACCGCATACATCCTGTGAAGCGAGGGTGACTGAAGCATCCTCCGAGTTGAAATAATTTGTTCCAGTATAGCTACATTCAGCAGAGCGATATGCCCACTGACATAGGTTGGCAATCACCTGTCGCTTCGGTATTCTCACGTTAGCCAGGTCAAGCGCAGATGCCAGTTCCCATTGTATGATGTCACGGTTCTCCCGCAACTTGCGGTCAATGTAGAACACGTCATCTGGCATACGGGCATTAGGGTCAGCAGTAGCATTAAACTTAATATTGATATTACCGCTGGTATTTGGTTGGTCAGGAGCGGTATAGGTGAAGTCGTTGCCATTTACGCTAGTTACCGTCCGTTGTCCATCGGTAGCAACGCCAGACGTAGGAGCAACATAGATTTTATTGCCAGTCTGTAGCGTATGACCAGATACCGTTACTGTTACTGTTGTTGTACCTGGCTGACTGTAGGTGCCAGTATAGGTGACAGGATAGTTTGCAGCATCAATAAATTTAACAAGTGTTCGCAGCCGTGTTACCTTCGCTCCACCGAGGTCATTGCCAGGATTAAAGCCGTTGGCTATCAGCAATAGTTGTGTCCCGATGTCGCTCAGGTTTGATATTGTCAACTGTGGTCGTGGAAGCGAACCACTACTCGTATATTCAAACCCGTTAGCTGTTATTGGCAACCGAGTGTAAGTATTCTGATTAAAGATCAGATTAGCATTTAGCTCATTTATGCCAGCATGGAAGTAATAGGTATCGCTGCTATTGTGCAGATTGCTAAATAGTTTTAATTGGTACAGTTCGATTATTGCGGATGGTGCTAATTTCTGCAGCTCCGCCTGTGCCTTGCTCTGGATTAGATAGGTAGTGCTACCGCTAACGGGGATAGGGTTGAATGTGCCATCGATAATTACAACACGACCAACGATTGTGCCGCTTGCATCTTTGTCGATACGGTATCCAGAGATATAAGCAGACTGCCCAGAGCCAGTACCACCTGTCAGGTCTATCTGCATCCCACGATATACTGAATCGTTATCGCTCGCAGTAGTAGCCAGGTTGATTGTAGTAGATGACCCACCGAGGCATGTTCCTGTCGTCATGGTTCTGCCACCTCCTCGAACTGACACGATACGCTATTAATATTGAAGGCAATCATCGACTTCTGCCACTGACGGCACACCCACTTCTTCCCGCTAACGCCATCTGGTGTTGTCCAGTCAAATGATTCAACGCCATTTCGTGCATCAAGGAAATCGAGGATGCTGTGAGTTTCAACATCAGTACGGGCACTAAACGATAACTGCCAGACCTGTAAGTTAGTATTCAGTCCATAGGCTAACCGTTGCTCGTAGCTATCGCCAAACCGAACAGAGCGGATACGTGGAGTATGAGTACGTCCAGCACCGTAGTCAGGAATGTAGCTAAATGTTGCCATTATCGAAGTAGCCCTCCTGGTCGTTGTTGCTTGATAATCTCCTCCTGTACTGCCCTAGTAATAGCACGAGCCAACCTTTCACCTGTTGGAGTGCCGTCCGATTGTTGAGTAGTTCCAGCAGCAGTAACGTTAACGCTGATATTATTGACGTTGTTTGTCTGCTCACCGCCAGTAGCACCACGAAGCGATACTGGTATAGTCCGTCCATCAGGTAGTGGGACGTATGCCTCTGGCAATGAACCTTCACCGAACATTGCTAACTGTGGAGAGCGAGCGATACCACCTGCTGCATACTGACCGAATGCTAGCGGTTTGCGATACTGTATAGAGTAACCCAGTGCCTTCTGATATTCGTTTGGAGCGAACCTGTTTTGTATTGGCTCGTAGTTTAGGTCGTAAACGCCGCCTACTAACTGCGACATATAGTTCTGGTACTGTGATTCACGATTCATCCTGTCATACACATATTGCTGTTGTAAGCGTGCCGCCATTGAATACGCCTCATCCTCGCCTAACCCGTATGCAGATTGCAAGTATCCAAGGTTTCGTCCAGTAAAGAACGTTTCAGCTTCCTGGTCTAATAGGTAGCGTGAAAACTCTTGATCAGCGAATAGGTCAGATTGTTGTTCTCGTAGTTTGGCTAACGTCTCCTCCAATGCATGTTGATTGGTGCCGCCTTGCATTGCGTCCATCATTGAAGTGTATTGAATCCCGATATATTCGGCAATCAATTTATCAACAGTGTCACGGTATTCAGCATCGGCATCATATTTCCGTGATTGTTCAGTATCAGGTATTCCTCGCAGGAAATTAAAGGGATCATCATACAGTCCGTACCGTCCAGGATAGTAGATGCCACCATTAGCGAACCCTTTAATCGTGACAGGTATTGACCGACCATCAGGTAGCGGAACGTATGCTTCAGGTTGACTACCCTCGCCGAACATGGCTAGCTGTGGACTGTTAGCAATACCACCTCTGGCATAACGTTGAAGCTGCATTGCTCCGTCCCTTGTCATGATGCCGCCATCAGCAAAACCAAACAGCTTACCTATTCCTCCAAACAATCCACCACCACCACCAAACGCCGCCATGATGCCCTGGAAAATGGTCGCCTGTACCACCATCTCAATTAGTCTCTGCAACATCTGGTTTAGAATGTTCATCACCACATTGTTCAGCACCTCTCCCAGCGACTGCGAACCTTGGATTAGGTTCATTATTCCCTGCGAAATATTGGTACTGATTATGGTGGCAATGTCAACCTGAAGCTGCCGCTCCATTTGTTTTTGTTGTAGTAACTGTTGCTGTGCCTGCGACTCTTGCAGGACGAGTTGTGGTAGTTGTTGAAGCTGCCCAAGTTTTTCATTATTTAACGCAAGCTCGCTGCGTTTGCTTTCTAAAGCCGTTGCATCTAACGTGCCTGATTCAATCTCCTTCTGTAATGTTTGGTTTGCTGTTTCAAGTGATTGCATCTCCAAGCGAGCCGCCTCTTCTACCTTGAGATATTTTTCAACAGCGACTTGTGAAAACTGTTGTTCTAACTGGAACCGCCGCATTGCCAGGTCAAACTCCTGCTGCATAACAGCGAGTGTCCCAGTCTGTGGATTAGTTAGATCACTTGTGTACCCAAACCGATTACCAAGTTGTGCTGTCCCTAGATTCATCTGTGCTGTCTGGAAGCCGAGTCCCTGTATCTGTCCAGGGTATGGTTGAAGCCTTGAAAAATCAACGCCACCACCACCAAAGATTGATGGATTCTGGAATGGAGCGAACCCAGATAAGTTAGGATACGTCAGCCCATTAGCAAACCGTTTAGTATCGAATAGACCAGTCTGTGCAGTACTGTAGTCAAACCGTCCTGTTGCTGCTGATGGGTTGAATTGCGAGAACTTAGCACCATTGGTGGCTAATGCAAATATTTGTCCGAACTGCGATACTCCCGTTGCTGATAACGAGACAGGAACACCAATAGAAGTATTAACTGGGGTGCTGCCAAGAAGTTTACTAAACTCCTCTCTATATCGAGTGCCTTTTGTTCCAAACGCATCAGACCCAACCCTGCCTGTCCTCAGGTAATTCTCTGTGTTGCCAGCTCCTTGATTATGGGCATAGGCTAATATCTCCTGCTGACGTTGACGCGACTGTCCTTGTATCATGCCTTGTAGGTAGCCATAATTGGCACGAGTAAATTCAATTAGAAAATCCTCCTGCATTTTGGCATTAGACCTAAATGCCTGCCTACTTGGCACACCAACGCCCAATCTTCTAGCAGCATCGATTTTAGCATCAGGACCGAATTGATATGCTCCGTCATATAGGTCTTGGTCTCCACCTATAATGCTGTAGTTGCCGCCTCCACTTTCTATATTTGCCAATGCCTGTCGATACACGTTCCAAGTGGCAGGAGTGAACCCCATCTCGGCTAATGTTTTAATTTGTTTTTCTGATAAATTTAACGCCATCAACTTGCCTGACATTACCGAACTCGTACCACCCTGATCTGATAGCCTCTGGGCAGCATTATTTAATCCTTCAATCCGTTTACGGTCAAGTTCCTGCAACCGTTCCTGATGCTTAATTTCTAAGTCGTTTATTTTCTGTACGTTCTGTAGATACTGATCCTGTACATTCAACCTATCAGCCTGATACTTCAGTATGTCGTCCTGCGCCTGCCGTTCGTATCGGTTAGCCTCCGTCCGTACATCAAATTCATTTTGCGTAATCTTGCCTGACCTTAGCTGCATGGCTAGGGTAGCATCTTCCATCGCCCTACTTCTACGGAGTACCGCATCAGCCAGGTTCGACTCCGCATCTCGTCGTTGTTTCTGCAGGTCAGCCTCCAACTGTTGCACCTGCTTCAGCGTATCGAGTCGTAACTTGGCAACATCCCGCTCATATCCTTCACGCAGATTGAATATATCCCGCTCATACTGTTGTTGTGATTTCGCTAGTTTCTCCGCCTCTTGCTCACGATTTTTTGCCGCTTGTTCTGCCAGCTTCTCACGCTCTTTGGCAGCAGTACCATCAAACTCTTTCTTTCTGGCTTCTATCTCCGCTATCTGAGCGAGCAATGCAGCACGAGCAGCAGGAGTAGATGCGTTTATTAGTTGAGACCGAAGAGCGGTTACCTTGGCTTCAAGTCCCTGTATCGAACTTAGGTCTTCCGACAATGATTGTAATGCCTGTATAGGTCGTCCTGTAATTCGATCTTGTCCAGCAGGAATACGAACAGCACCAGGCTCGGTTCCTCTAAGGCTGCCCATGTTATTGGTGTTATTATTTATTCGTTTAAGCCCTTCCTCCGTTAAGCTAATTGCTTCGTTTATCCCTTGGAACCCTGGAGTCAATGCAAATATAAGTCTGGCTAACCTGCCTGTAGTTTGTACATTGATTCCATTTTCAGTATTTAGGTCTCGCAATAACTGTAAATATTCACTCATTTTTTCCAAGAACGGTGGCAGCACACTGGTTGCTTGTTGCTCTAATAACGTCGTAGTGTCAACCTGCAGCTTCTTAAATTTAACCAATGCGTCATTCTGTTCCTTGGTCAATGGTGGCAGCTTCTTCTGCTCCTCAACCAGGTTTTGTACTGACGTTAGGAATTGCGTATTGCCATTCTCCAGAACCATCGTTGCATTTTTCGCTAACTCCTGGTCATTGGCTAGTTGTTGTGTTGCCCTACCATAATCCACCAACACATCGTAGGCATCACGGTATGAGCCATCAACGTTCTGCAACTCAACACCAACCTGCTTTAATCCACGAACCAGGTTAAGTTCCTGCTCTCCACCCTCACCACGTTGTAGGATAGCAATCTTCTCGTTAATGTCCTTCAGAATATCACCGAGGTCATTCAGGTCAGTGCCCGCCTTTTTTGCAGCAGTCGCCATCCGTGATATATTCTCGACGCTGGTTCCAGTACCTTCTGCGTAATTCTTTATGACTAGCGACTGGTCAACCAATGCCTGAGTAAAGTTGAGGATTGCATCAATCGTAAACGCAGCAGCAATACCAGCCGCCAGACCTTTTAGTTGTTCGCCAATGTTAGGCAGTAGCCCGCCAAATTTTTCGGTAGAGTCAGCAGCGTCCTTAGTATTCTGTTGATACCGTTTTAACTCATCCTGAGTTCGCTTATACTCCGCACTATTCTGATCTAAGTTCTTTTGCAGTGTCTTAAGACTTCTGATGTGAGCCTCGACTGCAGCATCGGTACTGTCAACTGTTTTCCCTAGTATCTTTGCAGCCTGCTCCATTGCTGCAATTTTGTCACGACTCCGTTGCGCCTCAGCATTCAACTGAGCCAGCTCATCGAACTGGGCGTTTACTCGTAGATTTAGAGTGGTGTTTGCCACGTTCCGCCTGCTCCGCTAATTCTGCCAGTATCGCCGACTCAATCCATTGCAATTCAGTTAGTAACTGCCGTCTATCTTCAATCTCATGCAGTGCTGCTACCGCTAGTATAGCACCATAATCCAGACCGACTAGACCTGACATCGAGGTGCGCCACTGTGTCTGTACTCCACAGAAGAATAACCACGTCTCTACATTCTCCAGCCATAACTCGTA